GATGTTTGTGGAAAACAGGTCCTTGATCGCGCTGGCGGTTTTGTGCGGGTTGGCGAGGATTTTGTCTCGCACTTTTGGCAGCAAATCGTCGGGGATGCCGGGGATGGAGTCTGGGGTTTTGTCAGAAACTTGTGGGCTTTTTTCCGAGATAACCTTGCCGGTCTTTTGCCGGTAGCCGGTCTGGTAGAGGAGTTGACGGCTGCCGGGTTGCCAGTGGGGGAAGTTTTGTTTCTCGACGAGGCCGTCGCGGATCGAGGCGGCGAGGATTTTTGGGACTTCGCTTGGTTCGCAGTCGAGGTCGGCGGCGATTTCGTCGGCGGTGCTCCAGCCGGGCGGGAGGGAGTTGGACTTTTTGGCGAGGTGTTTCCAGGTCATAGGTAGATGGGGGAGGTCATGGTGCGGCCGCGTTTCTTATCGAGCAGAAAATAGGTCTGCGTGGGCGGCTCGAAGCTGGCTTTGATCGAGAGGGCGTAGGCGTTGTAGCCGATGAGGCTCCCGTTGCAGAGCCAGTGCCGGTTCTGCTGGTATTGATGCCAGTGGCCGAATAGATCAAGGTCGGCTCGGTTCGGCGACTTATTCCATGAAGCTATTGCTTTTTCGGTAGGGATCGTGAGGCCCCCGATGCCGCCTTGAAATTTGAGTCCATCGCCGTGGTGGAAGCGCAGGCGGCGGTCATAGACCGTCATGAAGTTGAAGTAGGAATCCGCAATCTGCCATTCGATTTGCTGGTCGTCGTGGAAGCGGCCTTCGAGGATGCGGTAGAGGAGCCATTCGTAGCTGTGGGCGGCTCCGGTGGCGTGGCGCGGTTTGACGGTGGTGCGGCCGTGGTTGCCGTAGCTGGTCGGGATGAGGATGCGTTTGAAGTGCGGCTTGAGGGTGGCGAGGCCGTCTGCGAGGCGGTCTTGGAGCCAGAGGATGACTTGCGTGGGCGTCTTGCTATTCGATTCGGCAAGCTCTTCGTGAATCATGCCGGTCATCAAATCGCCGCCAAGCCAGAGGATGAGGTCGTCGATCTTGGCTCCGTGGCGCTCGATCTCGGTGAGGCGGGCGATGGTGGAGAAAAATTTCTCGATGCGGGTCTTGGCGATGGGGAGCCGGTATTCGTTGAGGCCGTTGACGGAGGCGGACTCGACGGTTTCCTCAACATGCCAATCGCTGGCAAGCGCGATGGCGACAGCTTCGGCCTTGTCGTTCATCGAGACGGTGAGGGGCTGGGGACGGATGCGTGTCTTGCCGAGCGAGAGCGCGATGCCGAGTTGCTTCTCCAACGACTCGACGCTGGCTTGGTATTGCGCGAGCTTGGCTTTGAGCGCATCGACTTCGGTCTTGTGCGCTTTGTCCGCTTGCTCGCGGGCTATGGAACTCCAGGATGTTTTCATACTTCTTCCTCCTCTTCTTCGTCTTCAAACGGGAACAATATGTCGCTGGTCCTATCTGCCAGTGCTTCGACGGCGTATTGGTTCCCGAATTTCAAATCCATGTGGTAGGTCGTGCCGCCTTCTTCCCAAGAAACCACTGCGAGACCGACATCAAATTGCTCGACGAGTTCTTTTCGGATGCGCTCCAGCACGGCTTTGCGGGTGGCGGGCTTGCGTTTGGCGCTCATGCTTCCTCCTCGACGAGCAGGTAAGGGATTGTCTTCTGCCCGGCGCGGTCCATTTCGGAATAGACCAGGGAAATGAAAGACTCCCACTGGCTGGGGTAAATGGTCTGGCAGCCTTCGCTGCTGGTGGTGCGGAAGCCGCCTTTGTGGATGTTGAGGGCGATGCCCATGCTGTCGCCTTGGCCGTCACGGGTCACGGGGAGTTCTTCGGCGGGGTTCGCGGGGCGCAGGGCGGGATAGCCGCCGCCGGGCTTACTGAGGCCATGCTTGCCCTTGCGGTAGCGATGCACGCCAGGCTTTAGAACAGCGATGCCTTTGCGGCGGATCGAGGGATCGGTGTTGGCGTTGAAGGTTGCGTAGGCGTTTGGGCTAACGAGAAAGATGGCGTCGTCGTAGATGCCTCGGTCGTTCTTACCGACTTCGCCCATGCTGTCGCGGTAGTAGCCTCGAATGCCCACAAGCGCCACGGCATCATCCACGCGGGCCTTGGTGAGCAGGGCTTGCGTCTTGGATTTCGCTTGTTGTGGGCGGCTCGGGGGGAGCATGGGGAGGATTAAATTTTATGAGTCATTTTGAGGAAGTCGGCTTGGGCATCTCCGGCAGCGTGTAGCTGAATTGCCCGTAGTCCGTCTGGAGCGAGATGCCCAGCGTGCTGCATCCACCGAGGAGCAGGAGGGCTCCTACGGCAAAGGCAGTGGCGAGCAGGCCGGTGACGATCTGGGCGGGGTGCAACATTACTTCTTTTCCCGGCGGACAATTTCGTAGAGGCCAACGAGGGAGATCAGGATCGTGCTGGCATGACCAAACAAAGCGGGGTCGATGACTAGGCCGAAGGCGCTGAGTAGTGCGGCGAGGCCAGCGTAGGTGGATTTTTCTTTGAGACGAGCGAGGATGTTATTCATGGGGGTGTTTTCTGTTTTTGAGGATGGCGTAGAGGGATGCGAGACCGACCAAGCAGCCGATGAGCAGAGAGGCTATGCGCAGCCAGGCTTCGAGCTCTGGGAGCATGGACACCGTGAGCCCCGTCGCGGTGGCGAGGAGGCCGGTGAAGCTGGCTGTGGCTTGGTGGGTGTCCATTAGCTGAGGGCGGCGGCCAGTTGCGCACCGGTAATTGCTACCGTGCTTTGTTGCTTGGCGCGTTCACCGATGGAGTCTGCCACCGTCAATTCATTTGCCGGTTTAGACCAGACGGCGGTGGCGTTCTGCGCGGCTGTAGGGATGTCTCCGGTTGCTGCTGGTGAGGCGGGCAGGTTGTCGGTTTTGGCTTTGATGGCCGAGATGTCGCTGTTTGCTGGTGCGGTGTAGCTGGCGGAGGCGAGGCGGCTGGAGACGGTGGCGTCGAGGCGGCCGAGTTCGGTGGATAGCTCGGTGCGGACCTGTGTGGCAATATCGGTTGCACTTGGGACGGTCGGCGCGTTGGTCAATGTTGTAACCGTTGCCAAAGTGCCGTTTGGAGCGAGGCGGCTTGAGACGGTGGCGTCGAGGTTTGCGAGCTTGGTGGAATTGCTGTCCATCTCTTGGCGAATTTGGACGACCGTTGGCACGGTCGGCGGGTTGGTTAGGGTATCGACCGTGCCGCCGGTTATGGAGCGCGTGGCGGCGCTCCAGACGGCAGAGGCAACGCTGGCTCCGTCTAGGACGGCAGTGCCTTTGGTCTGTAGCACGGCTCCCGAACTGGTCGAGGCTGGAAGGGTGGCTGGCACACTGAAGGTGACCGAGGTGCCGGAAACGACCGAGGCCACCGTGTAGTCGCCGTTCCACTCTGGGTTCGATGCGCCTGTGACCGTGAAGGTGTCGCCGACTTGGTAGGGGTAGCTGTAGGCCAGCGTAGCCGTGGCTGTCGTGCCGCTGCGGGTTGCGGTGAATGGCATGGCTGGGCCGTAGGTGACGCCGTAGCTGATCGTGCCGCGCACGGGGACGGTGAGAGTGCCAGTGAGGTTGCCGCTGGCGTAGCTCACGCCGGTTCGGACATCGCTCGGGTTGGCTTGACCGAGCGAGTTGTCGGCGGTGAACATATCCACATAAGTGCCGGTGCCGTTGAGCGCGTAGCGGGTCTTGGCAGCAGCCGGGGTGGTCAGCGTGATGAATCGGACGGCATCGACGGGGAGATTGCCGTTGATCGCTGAGATTAAACTGCCAGATATGCGATTTGTTCCTGTGCGGGAGACAATAGCGGCGGCGGCAACTGTCGCGGTAATTTCACCACCTGTCACCGTGAGCGTTCCAGTCGAAGCATTCATTATACCGTTAGACGGAACACCGGTGCTGATTCCACCTGTGACGCTGCCAGTTAAAGTGATGGTGCCGATTGTTACATTGTTGATTCCGTGCGGCTGGTTTCCGCTGCCTGTGCCGCCCGTAGAGTTGCCTGTCACTAAGACTATGCCTATGGAATTGTTGTTGATGCCATGAGCTAAAACTGATGAGCCGCCGTTTACATTCCCGGTTACATTTACTGAGCCTGTTCCCGTGTTGTTGATTCCAAAGGTGGAGTTACCGCTTCCGCCAATGATATTGCCTGTCACGGTCAGAGTTCCAGACCCAGAATTATTGACGGCAACAGCACCGGTTGGAGTGCCGCCCGTGATGTTTCCCACGATCGTTGCCGTGGCGGGTAAAGCCGCAGAAAAAGTAAGGCAATTCACGGTGTTTGTCGCGCTCTTGTTCGTGACGTTTGCCGTAAGCGTGACGCCGTTGTTGAGAACGTATGTGCCTGTGCCTGCATTGCTCAACTCGGTGCAAGTTACGCTTGCGGTGATCGTGATTGTGTGACCCGTGGAGGCGCGAGCCTCGTCGCCTGTGGTAGGAACAACGCCACCCACCCATGTTGCGCCCGCATTAAAGTTGCCGCTTGCGGCAGAGGTAATGAGTGCCATGGCTTAGAGTCCTTTTGCGTTGATGTAGGCTTGCAGAGCGGCTTGGATCGCGCCGACGGCTTGCGTTGTGGCTTCGTCGCTGCCTGCGAGTGATCCGAGCGCAATGCCGATGGCGGCTTCGTCTGCGGTCTCGACTATGCCAGCTTCAATGCGTGTCGGGACGAGGCGCATGGCGACATTGGCGTCAGTGCTTCCGTCGCCGTTGTATTTGCCCGTGATGGCGAGGTTGAGGCTGAATTTGTCGTAGGATTTTCCGTTGATTTCAATTGGGTTGGTAGCGTTCATGGTGTTTGGATTTTTGGGTTTAAGAAAATTGGAGATTGGTTTTGTTCGACCACGCGCCGGTGGCCGATTGCTCCGAGACGACATCGCCTGCGGCGTCGGTGGAAATTTTGTAGATGGTCCACTCTGCGGAGTCCTCGGCGGGTCCGGAGGCGGGGTAGTCTGCCCAGGCGAGGCGTCCGAGGTAGAGATTGTCGCCGTCCACGGCGTGGAGGAGCTGGTAGTCGCTGGGGTCGCGGGGGCGGGCGAGGCGGAAAACTTCGTTGTTGTGGTCTTTGCTGTAGAGGCGGCGGTCGGGGAGGTTGAGGGCGAGTTGACCCTGCGCCACTTGCGCGGCGGTGGGGACTCGGCCTGGGACCGTGCTTCGCAGGAGTTTTATGACCGTGGCCATTTGGGAAGTTTTAAGTTTTAAGGATTAAGTTTTAAGCAGGGGCCCCGTGGAGCGATGGCGCGGGATGAACCGCGCCACCGCTGTGGGGAGGGAGGGGAGCTTAGAAGCTGCCGCCGTCGAAGCTGATGCCGTCGATGCTGCCGCCGGTGATGGCGACATTGTTGGCATTCTGCGTGGACATCGTGCCGAGTCCTGCTGCGGTGGTCTCCAAAGTGGAGACTCGGCCTGTGAGGGCTGTCGCTGCGGATTCGATGGAGTTGATGTCACCTTCGGCAGTTGACACACGGCCTGCGAGGGCTGTGGCTGCTGACTCGATGGCGTCGATGTCGCCTTCGGCTGTGGTGACGCGTGCGGCCAGAGCGGAGGCGTCGCCTTCGATGGTCGTGGCGCGGCTCTCAAGCGCGTTGATGTCGCTCTCTGCGGTGTCGAGGCGTCCGTCGAGGGCGCTGTCGGCTGCTTCGAGTGTCGCCACGGCCGAGCTGAGAGCGCTGGAGGCGCTATTGGCGAGGGTGGTTATCGCTCCGTTGAGGCTGGAGTCTGCGGCCTGGAAGGCTGTGACAACCTCCGTCAACGAATCAAGCGATCCTTGTGTGGTGTTCGAGAGGACCGAATCAATGCGAGTTCCGAGGGCTTGCTCCGCTGCGACGGCGCGGGAGTTTTCGGAGCTGATGCTGGAGTTCAGCGTCGAGACTTCGGATGCGAGGTCGGCGTTGGTAGCGAAGTGGCCTTCGCCGCCGATGACAACTGAGGTCGAGCCATTGCCGATCCAGAGTTTGTCGTCAACGAAGCTATGGGCCAACTCGCCGAGAGCGAGGCCGGTAGGGGCGCCGGAGGCACCTGTGAGTCTGCGTTTAATGCGTAGGGTATTAGCCATGATGTTTTGGGGGTATTTGGGGTTGTTACTGCGGGGGTTGCCTAAAACTCACCGCCGTCCGTGTCGGACGAGATGGGCTTGTAGGAAAGGGTGTCCACATCCCAGCGGTGCGGGATGTTGGTATCTGCGGGAAAGTAAATGCGGGCGACGGTGCCGGGGTTCGGGAAGCTGGCCACGGAGTCGAAGCGCTGCACATCGTCAAAGTCGTCGGGGATCATCGCGCCGGAGATTTGACCCGAGGAGTCGAGCTGGGGCAGAGCGATGTTTTGCGCTGCGCCGGAAAAGGGATTGAAAAAAACCTGCGACATTTACGCGTAGGGCGGGAATTTAATCTCGACGCTGCGGATCTCCGCGTTGTCGGCCGTGGGGGGATTGGCTCCGAAATAGGTATTTACGATTCGGGCTACCGAGGTGCCGTTGAAAGTGAAATCGACATAGCTTGTGTTGTTCGTCGCGGGGGCGGCGAAACGAACATTTTCATACTTCGTGTAAGCGGGAGTAGGAAAACCTGTGCTCACCCGCAGAGCCCCATCTGGTGTGGCTTGGACGGGCTGGACAATTCCAGCGGTGTTGCGTGCGGCGATTTGGACGGTGGGGTTCATGTCGTTATTTTTATTATGGGAGAGGGTGTCAAGGGGGTGGTTATTGGAAGCTGGCGGAGTAGCGGCGCACCTCGCCTTTGCGCAGCCAGGCGTCGTCCATGCGTTGTTGCAGGATGCCTTCGGCGCGGGAGAACTGGTAGTTGGCCTTGTCCATCTGGCCGTCCTCACTGAGCGTTTCGGCGAGCGCGTAGAACTTGAGGTAATCGGCGAGGAAGGCAGGGATGCGGTGGCGCAGCCAGAACTCCTCATTCGTCGGGAGATTGCCGGTGGTGTCGGCGAGGGCTTCGTAGCAATCGCCGGTGGTGTTGTAGTAAACAAGATCGCCCGCTGCGTAAGCGGTGGAGGCGTTGAACGCGGTGGCGGTGAACTTCGGCTGCGGTAGCGAGAACTCCACCCAGACTTGGCCGGAGATGTAGTCCGTATCGGTGATGAGGATGCGGTCTTCGGTGACGACGAAATCAAGCGACAGCGTGAGGCGGCCCTCGTCGGGCTTGATGTCATAAACCTTCAGCACATTCCCAATCGCCTTCTGCCCTGGAGCCAGAAGCGGGATGTAGGGGATGAACTCCTCCGCAGGCGCATTCGTGCTGGTCTCGATGTAGGTCGCCGTTGTGCGGTCGTTCCACGCGACATCCACGGCGGTGTCGATATTCAGGAGATCGCCCGCTGCGGTCGTGGTGACGCGTTTGATGCGCCACACAGGGTCCGCAAATTGCGATCCCTGCAAGGCGCGGCCGATGTAGGAGGTCGTGCCGACATAATCGCTCTCGTAGGTATAAAGCCCCGGCGCATAGCCATCGCCCACCGGCGTGCGGGCCTCGGTGAGATAGACATCCGGCCAATCGAAGAAGGTCCAAGCCGTCGCGGCAGCGGTGGTGAGATACTCCGCCAGCGCCGTAGCCTGCGAGGCCATGAGCGGCTGCGCGGGGTCGATGCCCATGCGGGAGATCACGCCATCGCGGACGGTGCGGTAGGGAGTGGCCTTCATTGCGGGCCTCCTTGTTGCAACGCTGGCAGTGTGCCTTGGCGGCCGATCTGGGCGTTTTGTTGTTGCTGGAGTTGGAAGTTGAAGCCCTTCATGCGGGCGTCGATCATGTTGCGGAAAATTTCATCCTGCTGGTAGCGCTGCTGCACGGCGGGGTTGGCTTGGATGATGCCTTGGAGGACTTGGGCGCGGAGTTGGTGGTTTTGGCCTTCGGCGGGTAGCTCGGGCTCTGTGCCTGCGGCAATCTTGGTATAGGCCAGTTGCTCCTCGTTCGCCTCGATGGCGGCGGCGGGGCCGGGGTCGCGGACGAGGATGTCGGCGAGGTTTGGGTCAACCGCAGCCATGATGAATTTGACGAGCCCGGCGCGGTCGATGACACCGGCGACATCCATTGGGACGATGGCCTGGGAGATATAATTCAGCTTCACGCCGAGGGCTTCGGCGTCGAGGTTCTTGGCGTCCCAATCTACGATGAGGTCGAACTTGCCTTGGATGCTTTCGCGGTCGGCTTGGAAGGGGAGAGCCTGCCCGCCGGAGACGCGGAGGATTTGCACCGGCAGCATGTATTGCTGCATGAGCTGGTAGGTCTGGGTGACGATGGCTTTGAAGTCGCGGAGCCAGCGGTCCACCGTATGCTGGGTGACGAGGGCGACATAGTTGGGATCGACTCCCTCGCCTGCCATGCCGAAGTATTCATTTACATCGCGGCGCACGGCGCGTTCGATCTCGATGGTGCCTTGGTCGAACGGCGGCGGCTGCATCCAGCCAAACTCATTCGGGCGGCGTTCGGGTATTTGCACGGCGGGGCCGAGCACGATGTCAAGTTTCCCCCTATTGCTCGGTATGCGCATTGGGGGAAGTATGGCGATCCCGGCGCGATCAGTGCGGTAGTCGCGCTGGGTCTTGATTTCGGCCTGCATCGTCGAAACGATCTCGGGGATGCCTCGGGCTTCGAGGATGCACCGGCTCACACGCTCGCGGGCCAACTCGATGAAGGGATACTCGCCGTGTGAGTAGGGGGAAATTTCCTCCTTGGCGAAGATGTCCACATTCGGGTGCATGACGCGGCACATGACCTTGGTCGCGCCGGTCTTCTCATCCGTCTCCTTGCTGTAAACATGCCAGATTTCCACCAGGTCGCGGTGGTCTTGCCAGAGGATGCTATCGCGGCGGTTGTGGTTCTGCTGCGAATAGACGGGCCAGAGGCTTGCGCCTTTGTAGTTCTCGGCCTTCTCGTAAAATTCGTAGGGGTAGCCCTCGGTGAGCGTGCGCTCCTCCAGCTCCTCGCAAGTGACCATCTCGCGGCGGGCGATCCATGGGGCTCGTTGCAAGTCGTAGGTGGCAGTGGGGAAAATGATGTCGTTGAAAGGCTCCAACGCCGTCCACTCGGGCTTGCTCTCGAAAATGTAGGGCTCGGTGTATTCCACCGTGCCGCCTTCGCGGAGCTTGCGGATGTTAGCGGCCGTGCCAGTGCCGGGGGCAAATTGCTCGGCCAGATCGATAGCCACTTCCTCTTGGAGTGGATCGAGGATTGCGCCAATGAGCATGGCGAGCGGGGAGTTTGGGTCGCCCTGCTCTTGGGCCATGACGATGAGGTCTTCGAGGCTGACGCTCTTTTGCTCAATGCGTGTCGTCGTTTTCCAAAACACGCCCATGATGGCGAGGCCGTAGGTGGCGCGGATGTTGAGGGCGAGTTCGAGTTCGCGCCGGAGGTCGCTGGCGCAGTGGGTGAAGAGCATCCACTTCAGCACAGACTCGGCGGCGGTGCGGGACATGGCGTCGGTGGACTCTACCGGCATCATTTGCAGGCGGGCGGCAAAGGTCGAGGTGAGGCAAAGCTGGGTCTCGCGGTTGCAAACAAGATCGGCGAGGCGGATGCGGCTGTCGCTCGATCCATTCCATGGAAATGGGTTTTTGCCCAGATTTTCAGCCCACTTCTTGCCATCCGAGGACTGCCCGTCCCAGAGCGACATGCGGGTGTCGTAGTTGCGAGACCGCACGGCGGAAAACCAACTGCCATCGGTGGCGGCTTCGGTGAGCTGGCCTACCCAATACTTCGTGTCGCGGTCTGGCTCGTCGTCGTAGGACTTCATGCGAGGAGAGAGTTGCCAGAGGCCGCTTTTAATGCGGTTACGGCCAGCGCGTATGAAATGACCAGGGAAACACACCCCGCCGCAATGCGTGAACTGGCAAAAAGATTTGTCATGCTGCTTTGAGGCCCGGCATGAGGAGCATGGTCTTGCCTGTGCCGCCGCAGCGCACGACGCACTGGGGGTAATTCCGCTTGAACCATGGGATGAAGTCTGGGTCGTTCCAGCAACCGGGGAGTTGCCAGTTCCAGAAGTGGTAAATCTGAGGGTCGATGGAGAGAGTCAAAGCGCCTACGCCCTCGATGGCGCGGAGGTCTTGCTTGGCGTGGTCGGCGGCGATGAGGTGCTGGCGGGCGTCGGCTTGCACAGCCTTGGAGTTCCACTGGGCGAGGAGCTCGTTCTTTACGCCCTCGGCCACTTCGCCGGGGATGTCGCTTAACGCTTCTTTGAGTATTTCCATTATTGAAAAGGGGAGCCCCGGTTGCCGGTGGCCTGTCCTGAGACGAGGGGCCACCGGCAAGGGCTGGGGGGCGGGTGTTACGCAGTTGCTGCGAATTTTCCGAGAACCTGCGGGTTGCTCACGGCAACGCCGAAAATGGCGTCGCAGAAGCCACGGCGTCCGCCGCCACGGTCTTCGAGCTCTTCCATGCGAGGCTTGCGATTGAAGCCGATGGAAACGAGGTCCATATCGAGCACATATCCGCGAGCGGCCGAGACGGCTGCTGCCGCGCCATGGGCGAGGTAGGTGGACACATGGAGTGACAGGATGCCGAAGTCGCCTTCGTAGATGTCGATGGTGTTCACGATCTTCTTGTCTTCGACATTGCTGTTGAAGGTGCGGACGCTGGACATGACATTCGTCGAGCCAGTCTGAGTGCGGATGAAGTTTGTAAACGCACGCTTGAGGGCGACGCCGCAAACGAGGTCGTAGTTGCGACGAGCGCGGCGCACGCCGTAGATGCTCTGAAGCACATCGATGACATTGTTCTCGGTGAGAGAAGTAGTGGCAGTCGTGTTGATCGAAGCGGCTGGGGTGCGGAACGCGGCGGGAACGGCGGTGGCTGTATCGGCCTGTGCGGTGGCTTTAATCCATTCGCCGATGCCGCGAGTTTTGTAGGGGTTCGAGCCGGACTGCACTTGGCTGTCGTTGTCGGAGCCCATGATGGCTTCGATGTCGATTTTCAATTCGACGAGGGCCTTGGCAGCGGCCTTGTTGAAGGCTTGCTTTTTGCCAACACCTGCCAAATCAGAGACTTGCTCAACGAGGTCGTCTACTTGAAAGCTGCGGCGTGTCTTTTGAATTCGGCCTGAGAGGAGTTCGCGGTTGGCGTGCTGGTCGTCGAAGGAAGACACATCGTCATTAGCAAGAACGCCTGCGGTTTGCGGGTCGTTGTAGCGGTCGGCGGGCCACTGAAAAAGAACATTTTGAGGCTCTTTTGCCTTCTTGCACATTGAAAACAGGGGGGTGTCGCCGGGTTCGATTAGGACCATTGCGTCGGAAAGATCCTCGCGTTGGCCTTTGACTGTAGTGATGGGGGTTGCTGCCATAATAGTAGTTTGGGGGGATTAGGTTTTGGGGTTGGTTAGTTGAAAAGTGAGGCGACGAAATTTTCGGCGGCGTCACGGTTTCCAGACTTCTTCAACGCTTCGAGCGGGTCGGCTTGGGATTTGGTCTTGGGGGCGGCTGAGGGACTGACAACTTTCGGGGCTACGGCTGGCTTGGCGGCTGCCGGTGCGGCAGGCTTGGCCTTGGCTGTGGCGGCTTTCTTTTGGATGGCCTCGGCTTGCTGGAAGCGGAGGGCTTGTCCACGAATGGCGTCACCGATGATCAGCTCCAGATTCGGTAGCTTGGCGATGCCGGGATACGCTTGGAGCGTAGCCATCATCATCTGCCTGGCCTGGGATTCTTCTTGGAACAACTCGGGGTAAACCTGCCGGGCTTCGTGCTGGAAACTCTCGCGTTGGGCAAGGTAGGTCCGGCGGGCTGGCTCGGCTTTGAGAATCTGGCGGGCGACTCGCAGTCGTTCTTGAAGCTCTTGCTTCGTGAACTTGCGGGTGCTGCCGTCTCCCATAGGCACTTCCACTTCGCCGCCTTCGTAGTCGGCTTTCGCAATGAGATCGGGCACATTGTCGAGCACGGTATTGGCTGCGGCGAGGCGGCTTTCGAGGGCTTCGGCGCTGGTCACATCGGCCAGCGGGTCGGCTGCATCTTGCAGCACGATAGGCTGGGCGCGGGTGAGCGCATCCTTGGCGGCGGCGAGTTCGGCTTGCAGCGTGGTGGCTTGCTCCTCGGCGCTTTTGGCGCGGGCGGTAAGCTTGTCCACTCGCTTGGCGAGCTTCTTCACGGCGGGGGCTTCGGCAGACTCAGGGTCTTCCTCGGCGGCCTCGTCGGCGTCTTCCTCGGTGGCGTCTTCGGGTTGTTCAGTCGAATCGGACGGATCAGACGAATCCTCGGTGGACTCGGCGGGATCGGCGTCTTCGGGCTGATCTTCTGGGGTGTTGTCAGTAGGGGTCTCATCCGCGACTGCTTCCTGGTCGGCCTCGGGGGCCGCCGGAGTCTCATCAATGGTCGGGAGCTTGACTCCCAGCGCGTCGATGACTTCGCCGATGCTGAATGCTGTTTCTGTCTGTTCCATGGTTTGTGTTGCGTCCAAGTCGCGGTGTCAGAACTAAGGTGGTTGCCAGCACGCACGGGTTCCACGCGCAGGCGGCGAGTAGTTCAGCACTCGCGGTGAATCGGAATCTGCCCGCCAAATTTGCAGAGCGGAAGAGGCTGCGGGCGCAACGGGTGCTAACGGGACTAAATGGGTGCTAACGGGGGCTAAAAAGATTGCAGAAAAGATTAACCACGGAGGAGGGGGAAGTTACCACTGATTTGCATTGCTGGCTCAGTGGTCAAGCCTCTGTAGGTTTCCTGCCTCTGGCAGAGAACAAAAGGTCCGACGATTTATTTCTTGGACTCAAATGCCTCGGCGCGGGTGCGCTCGATCTCTTCGCGTAAGGTGCGAAGGGCTTCCAAGCCGCCTGCGCTGTGGGCGAGCAGGCCGGGGTTCTGTGCGGTTTGCGGCATGCAGGTAATTTCGGCAGCGTCTTCGATGGCGTCGTTTATTTTTGCGATGACGCTGCGGAACCAGAGTTCCTCGGGCGGCACGCACCATGCGGCTTGTAGGTCTTCGGCACTCATCAAAAGGGAATGTCAGGAGACTCGGAGAGCGGCACGGCGACTGGCTCTGCGGCGGATTCCTCGCGGGGTTTCTTCTGCTCGAAGTAGAGCTTGAAATACTTCTCACCGCTATCGCGGCTTTCGTTCACATACGCGCTGATCCAATACTGGCGGCCCTCGATGGTGCAGGAGCCTTTGTGCGTAGGTTGCGTTTCCTTTTCCTTTTTCTTGTTGCGGGAAAGGCTGCCGTGGTTGTCGGTGCGCTTGGTGCTCATGCGAGTTTTTCGAGATCGGCGGCGCGATACCAGGCGCGGCAGCCGCGTTTGCAGATCGGGCGGAGAATGCCCGAGTCGATGAGTTTGGTGATTTGCTTTGCGGTAACGCCCAGGCGGGCCATGACATCGCGGCGGCGGAGAAGTTTCATGCTTTTTTGATTATAGGGGGCAGGTGTCAATAGCAGCCTCCTCCTCGGGTGCGGAGGGATTCTGGATCCACATATTCGACATCCCTGGCGAGAACGATGTAGCGGAGAACATCGATCCAGTCTTTGGTTGCGCCGTGCTTGCCGTCTTTGCCGGTCCAAGTTTTAAGCGAGTAGATGAGGTTTTTGCACCGCTCGCTGATGTAGAGCTTCGGGGAGTTGTCAGACCCAAGCGGGCGCTCCTCGTCAAAGGCGAGCCAATCGTTGATGATGCCGACGCCTTCGGTGATGGCTTTGCCGGAGGTGGCCTTGAAGTCTAAGCCCATACGGTCGTCGCATTGTTCGATGAGCGTGCGAACGCCTTCCTCCGTCATGGTGGGCGTATTGCCGTAGCGAGAATCCATCCAGCGTTCTTCGACCTTGGCGATTTCATCGGCTTTCTCAGCAGCCTCGATGACGGCTTTGTATTCTTTGAATCCAAACCAGCAGCAGGCTTTTTGTGCGGGACCAGGGCGGCCGTCTTCGAGCTTGCCATCAGCCTCAGCCCACGGGCCGGGGTAGCCGACGCCTTCGATGTATTCCAGTTGGTTTGGCCATTCGCGGTAAATCCAGCAACGGTTGTCTGGAGTAAATCGAATCCACAACATGGCCCACGCTTTGCCTTCGCCGGGATCGACAAAATGGAAGACGGTTCCCTCCTTGGGAATTTTGTCGTGCGGGACGACATGCACATTCTCGCGGAACTTGGGGAACATGGACATCCGCGCTTTGGTGGGGACGCCGTAGGCTCGCATCAAGATTCGCTCGCGGTTGCTGCCGCGTAGCTCCGTCTCCATGGCCTCGGGGTTGCCATAGGGGTTGTCGGCGGTGTGGAAATAAACGACGCGGGCTTTCTCGCGGGTGCATTGCTGGATGCGCGGCACTTGCTCTAAGCCGATGAGGTTGCCATCGCGGTAGCGCGGCAGGAGCGGGGCGTCGCATTCCTCCAGCGTCTTTGCGCCGTCGAGGTATTCTTTGACGGTGGTCGTGTAGCCTTCGACCGGCGTGAAGCCGATGCCGAGTTCACCGTCTCGCGTGAGCAAGCGGAAGCGCAGGGCTTCGAGCCAATCCGGCGTCACCAATTCATCCGCCCATACAAAATTCAACTCAGCACCTTCAATCGAGGAAACATCCATGGAGTAGAACTTGAACCAACACTGCGAGCCATTCGGCAGCACGAAGCTGTTTTCGGTGAAGCCGCCCTTCTGCGAGTAGGTGATATTCGCCACCGCGCCCTTCTTGAGCTTGCCGCTGGCGGAGGGTTTCCATTCTTTCGGCAGATACTCCCACAAATAGGGCTGTTGGTTCTGGATGGATGCCGCTTCGGTGGATTGCAGGCACCACACCTTCGCGCCCGGCGTGTTCACCAAATGCTGCATCGCCTTCCGTGCAAAGTAACGCGACTTGCCCGAGCGGTTGCCGCCAAGGATAAGCAGCTCCGTGACGCCCTTCGGGAATCTCTCCCGCAGCTCCGCATAAGCCGCATCCGCCCGCTCCCAGGCGGGATTCAGCCAGCCATAGCGCCAAGGGTCTTCGACCATGCGGGCGATTTGCTCTTCCCGCTCGCGCAGCAGAGCCAGAAACTGCTCCTCGGTAGCGGCTAATTTTTGGCCCAAATGCTCGATGGCAATACGGCCATCACGGGTCCGCCCAAGCACGGCGATGGGGGGAACGACGGGGTTGTGAGTTTGTTCGATCATGGGCGGGCAGGCTTCAATTCGTGTTCATGCAGGCTCAACCAGGCGACGGCCTTCCCAGCATCGCCGACATCATCGACCGTGACGCAGAGGTCGGAGATAACCCCGGCATCTTGCAGGAGGTTCAGCGCATGGGTGGCGTCGATCCGGCGGAAAGCGATGTAGTCGCGCAGGGAGTTCATTTGGATTTTTTCCAGCGCTTCAACGCAGCGGCAATTTTTATGGCAGCGTCAGTCGATTCGTGTTCATGCCATCCAAGGCAATGCGCAGCGACGCTGGCCAACTCGTCGGCAACAGCCCGTGCCTCGTTGCGTTCTTGCTCCAGCCTCGCCAGCTCCTCAGTCGAACGGAGTTCCAATCCGGACAAAATGTCCGCAATTCTGGCCGCATCAGCCCTTGCCTCGTCTCGCTCTTTGATAAGGCGCTCGTAGTGGTTGCGCGTCATGGTGGCCATATCCCCATTGGCACGATCCATCAGCGCCGCGTCACGCTCTTCGGCGAGTTTGTTGACTGCCAGCACATGCTCGGTGGCGAGGTCGTCGTATTGCTGCCTCGCCTCATTGCGCTCGCGCCTCAATACGCACATCGGCCTTTGGCATTGATCGTGACAAGTGTGGATTGCGGCGGCCTTTAAGTTTTCAAACTGCCGTCTCGCCTCGTCGCGCTCGCGCCGGAGCTGCGCGATCATGGAAAGCATTTCGTTCGGAGTCATCCCCTCACCTCCGCTTCACTCTTGCAGTCTTCAGTCGCTACGCAATCGAGATGGTATCTCCCATTTTTCCAAAGCCATAGCTCACGACTCACCGTTTCCAGCTTCTCGTTGTCATGGCGCAAGTTCTTCCGCAGCGTGCGGATCACGCTGGTGAGGTTCATGTTTTCCTCGATGAGCTTTTCGACTTCCGCTTGGAGTCGCCGGTTTTCGTTTAAAATCTCACTCATCGTTGGCCTCCTCTTTGAGTTGATCGACAAAATCCCATGCTTGCTTTGCTCGTAGGTCGAAATACCTGGCCATGAGATGCGCCACGCCTTGTAATGTGGTTTCTTCTGCGGTGCAGAACTCCTCAACCAGGCAGGCTATCTGGCCGAGCATGACCCCGTGTTTTTGTTCGTCACTCATAATTCACTTTCAAAAGTTCGCGCCTTCACGATGAGCCGCCGGGCATTTTCCATGAGGTCAAAGAAAACTTCCTGCTCACCGATGTCTCGGGTGTATTCCGGTGGTTTCACATAGGTAAGGACGGCGCGGAGGTTGGCGGCCAGCTCGACCGAGAGCTTGCAACAATGCGCCACGCCAGGGTGATCCTGCCACTCGCGGTGACAGGCGGGGCATGCTATCGCTGAATCAGATACTATTGACATATTTATGGGTGTTGTATGGGGTTAAAGGGTGAATGCGCGTATCCGTCGCGCCCCGGCTCTGAGTCCGTGGTTTGTGGAGACCATTCAGAGGGAGGTCGTTAGTTTTGAGCCATCCGCGCAAATTCCGTTCAGACTGCGGCTTCCTCGCGTGACTCTCACCGACTGGCACTCACGGCTTACCGATTCGCTCATCTCAAAAGACTTAGCTCGATGCGGTGAATCTCGTTCTCGATCTCCGCCAGCATCGACCATTGTTCGCGGTTATAGGTGCCTTTAAACGGGAAATCGCACCGAGAAAATTTGCCGTTCTCAAAGGTAATGATGACTTTACCCAAAATGTCCGGACACTTTGGGGCGGCGATGTCTGAGGTAAGTTGGAAATGATATTCCGTGATGCTGCGTGTGGATTTGTGGCTGATGGTCATGGTGTTATTTTTCTATTTCTGTCTCTCGTTCTGGTTGTTGCTGTAAGCCTTCTCGGTCACATTTTTGAAAAGCGTGTGCTGGCCGATGAAATTCATTTTGATCTCCGGCGTCGGGCCGTTTCTTTGTTTTGCAAGGATGAGCAAGGTGTTGTGATCCATCGGCTCATCGTCGGCGTCGGATTTTTTCTTGTTTTTGTCCAGGCGGTGGATGAGGAGCACGGTGTCGGCGTCTTGCTCGATGCTGCCCGACTCGCGGAGGTTCGAGAGCTTCGGCTTGGAGCCTTCGTCGGCGTCGCGGTTGAGCTGCGCCAGGGCGATGATGGGGATGTTGAGCTCCTTGGCCGTGGTCTTGAGCGCCTTGGAAATCTCGCTCACTTCCAGCGCCCGGCTTTCGCCTGCCCGCTTGGAGGATCCGTGCATGAATTGCAGGTAATCGACGACGATGAGGCCGAGGCCGTGCTGCGACTTGGCCCGCCTCGCCCGGCTGCGGAATTGCGCCACGGTGAGGCCCGGCGTGTCGTCGAGGTAGAGCTTGCTCTGCACCAGTCGGGTGGCTGCGCCCGAGACATTCCCCATGGCTCGGCCGTCAAAAAACCCGTCGCGTGTGCGCTGGAGGTCCAAACCTGCCTCGGAGCAGATCGCTCGAATCATCAGCTCGGAGCTGGGCATTTCCACCGAAAAGACCAGCGTCGGCACGGCATTCTGCATAGCCGCGTGGAGGGCTATCTGCATGCCAAGCGCCGATTTGCCACAGGCAGGGCGAGCGGCGATGACGATCATCTGCCCGCCGAGAAATCCGCCGGTGGAGCGGTCCAGATCATGGATGCCGGTCTCCAGCCCCACGGTCTCGCCTCGGGTGTGATACACCTTCTCGATATGCTCTACGGCGGCCAGCACGGCGTTTTTGCAGTGCGAGACAGGGTTTTCCCTTGTCGAGTGGTCGCGGAGGGCATACAGAGCCTGCTCGCACCTTTCTTGGGCATCCTCTGTGGTGAGTGCAAAGTCGTTTGCCGCCTCGGCCATGGCGAGGGCCGCTTGGCGCATGGCACGGCGTTTCCAGACATCCAGCACCTCGGCAGCGTAGTGCCGCCAATTCATCGTGATGGAGAGTTCCTGCACCAGCTCAGTCACATAGGCATAGCCGCCGCACTCCTCAAGCTGGCCCGCCTTCTCCAACTCGGTCGTGACCAGGATAAGGTCCACCGGCCGGGCGGCCTGTCGCATGGTAGCGACGATACCCATGATCGTCTGGTGCGCTGGCAACACAAACTGCTCGGGCGACAGCGCCTCCAGCACGCTATCCGCCGTGCGGCCATCGGTGATCGCCGCGCCTACCACGGCTTTTTCGGCGATTTGATTTTCGGGAAGGATGTTTTTCATCACGCAGCGAGGAGTTTATGTTTCGCCATGGCCCGCGCCTTTTTTAAATTTGAGCCAAACCCGAGGAGGTTGAAAACCTGACACGACACCCGTGTATTCAACTCGTAACCCATGAGGCGGTATTGGATTGCCCCATCATCGCTTGTCACCGGCGATCCATCCTCGCGCCACATGGTCTCGTAGATCGGGTCTTCGACTGGGCGGCTCTCATAGACGCCCACCTGCCATTGCAGGAAATCATTCTTGCACTCGGGGTTATGCCGTGTCACGACATAGACCACGCCTTCTTTTTCTATTGTTTCGATTGTTTGTATCATGTTGGTTTTTATTATGCTGCTGCGAGTTCGCGTTGTTTTTCACGAACCCAAGATTTCATGCTGTCGGGGAGAAGCGCCCAAGTGGTGAGGTTCACTTCGGGAAATTCCGTCTCGATAAGATCACGCCATCCAGCGGGTTCGGTGGAGACAGGAGCCGTTGCGCTCACGCTCGCCCCACTGCGCCCTGCCCAATCCCTTGCCCGGCTCACCTCGGTGAGAATGTTATTCAAAAGCGTAGCTAAGTCCTTGCGGCGAAACTGCGCCGCCGCGCCTTCTTTTTGCCGATAGGCCCACTCCAGGAAGCGCCAATCATCTTCGCTCACGGCCACCGCCGCTTTTTTATTTTTCTCCCAAGCACGGGAGGAGGAGGAGTCAAGAGGTGTCGAGTCTCGAAGGTTGAAGAGATTTCGGAAGCGGGTCAGGACAGGATGCGTCGGCTCCGGTGTCGGTTCGCATTCCATGACCAACTCCATGTCCCCCGTGGGGACTATAGGGGTATTATCTATTCTATTCTTATCTAGCTGCGCATGGTGTTCGCTTTCTGTTCGCATGGGTTGCGCACAAGAATCCTTCGGCTTGCGAACAAACTGCATACGCTTTGCTTCCATGGACCGTCTTTTTGCGGACGCTCCATTATGCTCATCAAAGCGCGCAATCTCCACGCCGTCTTCACTTTCCAAAATCCAACCGACCTTTACTAAGGCGGCTCCAAGTCCTTTCAAGCCCGTCTTGCGGTCGATAGCTCCGAGGGAAAGCCCATCAAGGCGTCCATCCGTGCTCTGATCGTCGGCCATTGACCATATCCAATACAGCCCGCCGATGACCTCGCGCTCGGGCTTGTTTGTCATGTCGCAAATCTTGGCGATCCGAGGATCATCCCAAAGGTTGCTGCGCATTTTTATCCAGTTTGACATACTTATTTTTTCTTTCGATTTTGAAGCTGAGAGTCCCACCAGACGCTGCGCGTCCGGACGCCTCTTTTTTCCAGCCAGCGGTCGCAGGCCGCCGAGATCGCCCGGCTGTCGCGCACAGAGATCCAACCCACCCGTGCATCGCCCGGCTCCAGGGCTTGCACGGAGTTTGATTGGGCGTTCTGCGTCTGGTGCTGGTCGTAGTCCACGCCTTTCATGCTGTGATAGGCTCAGGGGCCATCTCCACGCGCCGACGCAGCCGGTGAAAGCACGCCAGCGTCATCAGCGCATCCTCCAGCGCATTGTGGATTTTTCCCGAGCGGGAGAAGCCCAGCGCCGCCGCGATATGGTCCAGATTCAGCCGAGGCTGCCCATCCTTGCCCACCGGCAGGTTCAGCGCCCCCACCTCGTAGGCCAGCCACGCAGCCGCTTGCAGGTCCACCAGCTTGCCCATCGGCCAAGTCAGTTCATTCCGCGCAAACGCGGCCCGCAGGAAGTCGCGGTCGAACGCCACATTGCAGCCAGCCAGCACCGAGTAGCGCCGCTCACCCAGCCAGAGGGCCAGATCCTGCATCACATCGCGCTCCGGCCGCCCGTTTTTTTCCAGAAAATCGAGAGTAAAGCCATTCTTTGCCAGCGCATCCGGCTCGCAAAGCCACTCAGGATTCGGCCGGATAATCGCAGTAAACGCCTCGTTATCGGAGGAATCCACCGCCGCCACGCTAAGAAGCGCATTCTTCGAGGGGTCAAAGCCCCCCGTCTCCACATCGATGACAATAAGTCGTGATTTCATTTCGCCTCCTTCGGTGGATTCGGCAACGGCATCCAATGCAAAACCCGCTCCTCGTCGTGAATGCGAGCCCCAAGAACATTGCGCCAGACAGCCGTGCCGTCGTTCCACGCGACATCGCCGTCGAGGAATCCCGTCCAAACATCACCACCCAGCGTGTGAATGATGACCGCCTCGCCATCGTCAGGAAGCGTCACGGAAGCATCCCGCCACTCCATCTCCGTGTTCTCTGTGTCCTCTGTGGTTATTTTCATTTTTTCGCGGTTGTTTTTTTTTGCTCAAGAAAACGGCGATAGAGCGCAACGCTCACAGCCGCAGACTGAAACAGGGTTGTTGTTTTTTTCATAAAGTTCCGATATGGGGGGCAAAGCGTTGTTTGAGAGGGAGCCAGATGTCCCGCTCTCCTGGCATCGCAGGCACCATCTCGCCAGGGCGGTAGAAGCGGCTATCCTTCACGCGCATCAGCGCCACGCGCATCGTGCCCGCCTCGCCCGTAGGAATTTGCACCTGCACCAAGTAGCGGTTCGGAGTCGGGCGATACACCTTCACCTTCACAGGCTCCGGCGTCACCGCCTCCGGAGTCACAGCAGCGGCCACCGCCGCGTTTTTTTTATTTTTCGATTCAGCCATAGGTTAGTTAGTTGAAATCCGGTTTCTGCGAGTTGATGCAGCCCTTTCTGCCCTGACCTCTTGCGTGATCCGTTCAATGCAGGCCAAGATTTTCTTTTCCATTCCTGGAGATAGCTTTCTAAGTTTCGCCTTTTTCATAAGACCCCTTTGCCAAAAATTTTCTGCTCACCCAAATCAGTGGGTGTCACAGGGGGGGCCTCCGAAAATCCAGACCCCCTCCCCCCCTCCTGATCGACCGCCACGGCCTCGACCTCGACCGGCTCGGCGGCGCATCCCGTCCCCGAAGTTGTCCCCGCGCCCTGCATCTTATCTACAAAAGCCCTCAAAACTTCTGATTGCAAATCAGACACCAGCCCGGCAACGCCTCCCGATCCGTCCAATCCGCCCGATCCGTCCGGCCCCTTTTGTCCCGACCCGCTCCCGTGTGGACCGGTTACCGGCAGCACCTCAGCCTCGAGGACCGGCAGCGATGCCAGCATCTCAGAGAGTTTATCCTGGTTAACCTCGACTCGCTCCACTCGGGCTGTGGCCTCACCCGAAAGCAACTGGAGCTTATCAACCATAACGGCCGCGACAATGGCCGCATCCTTGGCATTGTTAATGGAAGGCACCAACTCGACGACCCGCTCCACCGAAAGGCGGGCCGCAGTCCTCACATTCTTGAGCAACTCCTTTTTCTGCTGCTCTATAGGAAATTGTTCCCGATCTTGGACGGCCGCCACCGTGTTCCTGCTCACTCCCAAAGCCCGAGCCATGGCCGACATACTCAGCCCCTCGGCGCTCATGCGGCAGATTGCCCGGTAAACCTCCGGCCGACGGGCAAGCAACCGCTCACCGCTAAACTCTCCCGTGGCTTCAAGTTTCTCAGCCCCGATTTCCGCCGCCGCAAAAAGAAAAGGCGCGGCAGATTCCAATGCGTCGGCTTTCATTAAAGGGGATTCCATAAAAAACAAAAAAAGCGGCGGCGATCAGAGGGAGGCGATCAACGGCCGAACCCCACGCCGAACCGGCAGCGGCAAGGGCCTGCCAAGGGTGTTGAGTTCCAAAAAACGGGCAACTTCCGACTCCGGCACGATGACCCGCTTACCGATTTTGACGCCGCGCATATCACCGGCCGCGATTTTGCGCGTCACCGTCGAGTGATCCACTTTGAGAAGGGCCGCGATTTCCCGAGCTGAATAATGTTGCTCGATCATTCTCCCATCCTCCAGGCCACGAGAGCCAAAAAAGCCGCAGGCCCGAGGGCACAGAGCGCCTCCCAGGTCCAAGTAATCCAGAGCACCGCATCCGGGGTGTTCATTTGTCCACCTCCACGGAAAACGGCCTAAATCCGAAAATTTCAAAAAAACGGCGGCGTGCTGCCTCCCGGCTCGACGCCCGCACATAATCCCCAAACGGACCGCGCAGCGGATCCATCGCCCGGCACAAAAAAAGGCGGCTCATATCTGGCCCTCCGCTGTCGCTTTCTCAACGGCTTTGGCTAAGATTTGCCGCACAACGGCGGCCCGGCTGATCATTTGGCGCTTGGCCATCTGTTCGATTTTCTCGTGTATTTCTCGTGAGATTTGAGTTTGTAGAATCTTCATGTGATCAAGTGGGGTGTTCACCTCACACTTTGGTTTCTCGTGAGTTTCTCGTGAGAATGCAACAAAAAAATTGAAAGAAATTTTTCCTGCCTTACAAGTCTCTTATGAGAAAAGAAAAAACCGGGCACGGAGTAGGGAAAGGGTCCGTGTCTATTTCGACCTCGGTGGACGAAAAAACCATGGAGCAAATCGACGCACTGGCAGCCCGCAGCGGGTTGACTCGCGGCGGCTGGGCGCGTGCTGCACTTACAGAAGCAGCGTCAGAATCTGCCTGCTACGCCAAGACCACCACGAGAACAAACCCGCAGGGAAAAGCCACACCCCAGGACATTGCCCAGAATGTAATAAAACCGCCCGCGATTTTAGGTATTGGATCCTCAACAGCGAATCGAACGAGCTCCCGCCCGGCTGGGTAGGGCAAATCCACAACCTCACCACCGAAACGGAATGCGGGGGGGGGGGGGGGTAGCTATCACATTTATTTTGTTAGCTTTACAACATTATTAAAATGAAAAACACATTAACAATATGCTGCTTTACTTTACTCCTGGCAGCCTGCGCCAGCCCTGAGCCTGAGCCAATCTGGCGGCCCGCTCCGCTTCCCTCGCCTACTCCCATGGAAATTCTTATTGAGACAAGCCCGGCGGGCGGCCTTGTGGACTGGAACGGAAATGTTCTCGGCAGCTCACCCGTCACGCTCACCATCACGCCCCGGCTTGGAATAGGAGGCCGCCCCATCTGGCCAAACACCGGCGCAAACGCCCACATTTTCCGCGCCCGCTGGCCCAACGGAGCCCGCGCCGCCGAGCTATTCATGGCCGACGAATTGCCACCCCAACGCATCGCCATCATTTGCCCCGCAGCCCGCAATCCCCTCCTCGAAATCATCGCCGCACAAAATAAAAAACTCACGCAAAAGAAAACGCCGTGACCCGCAGAGCACCATTTTATCAGCCTCCGCAAGTGTCAAGCACTTTCTAAAAAAATATTTTCAAAAAAATAAAAATAATTCTTGCACTCCATTCTGAACCTCCGTAGGTTCATTTCCGCAGGCCACCAACGGCCCGCCCGAGTCGGTCGGCAACCGGCACCAAAAAACCGCGTCAGACGGTATCTGACACAGAAACAAATGATCCAAAAAATCGAAAAAGCCGTAGCGGTCGCACTCGCCACCGCCTCCATCCTCAGCCTCGCCCTCGGCGCGGCTTTCACCCTCACCCACGGCCCCGCCGCATTTATCGGCGGCCTCGCCCTCTTCCTGGCATTCGCCGGATTTGCCGCCACCCTCAACCCAACCATCTAAGAAAGGCCCCATATTATGACAATCACACGATTTGCCCGCACCCGCAGCAACGGCGCAGTGAACTACACCAGCCGCAACGGCTCCATCCCATTCGACCAACTCCGCCAGATCGCCCCTTCGGTGTTCGCCGAGCAGGCCCACAACAGCCGGTCAGCAGCTTACAAATACATCCCAACGAGCGAAATCCTCACCGGCCTTGCCCGTGAAGGCTTCCGCCCTTACGCCGTCATGCAGGGAGGCAGCAGAGAAGAAGAAAAACGCGGCTTCACAAAGCACCTTTTGCGCCTCCGCCACGACAGCCAGCCCCTCCAGGTCGGCGGCACGCATAACGAGATCGTCCTACTCAACTCCCATGACGGCACCTCCTCATACCGCCTCATGGCCGGAGTTTTCCGCCTCATCTGCGGCAACGGCATGGTAGTAGCTCAAAACCTCATCGACGACATCCGCATCCCCCACAAAGGAAACATCGAGGGCCAAGTCATCGAAGGTTGCATCAGCATCCTCGACCGGCTCCCCGAGGTCTCCGAGAGCGTCAACGAGATGGCCGCCCTCCGGCTCACCGAAGGCGAGCGCCAAGCATTCGCCCGCGCCGCCCTGGTCGCCAAATACGACGACGCCGACAAGCCCGCACCCGTCACCGCCGATCAGGTCTTGACCCTCCGCCGACATGAGGACGCAGCCCCTACCATGTGGAACACCCTCAACGCCGTGCAGGAAAACCTTATCCGTGGCGGCCTGCGTTACAACCAACGCAACGAAAACGGCCGCCTCGTAGCCCGCCGCCGCACCCGCGAAGTCGGAGGCATCGACCAAAACACCAACATCAACCGCGCCCTGTGGGCCTTGGCTGAGGAAATGAAGAAACTGAAAGCCGCCTAATCTCAACCCGGCGCGGGTCCGATCCCCGCGCCACCTTTCAAAACATGAGCACCACAGCACTACCAGCCTGCCACGAAGCCAGCCCCCAGCACGCCGCCTATGTCGCCCGAGTCGAAGAACTCGAAGCCGAAGGTTGCGACACCAGCGACGCCCAGGGCATTGCTGACATGGAATTCGACGGACTATTGACACAAACCAAAAAACCAACCAAACCAACGCACAAAATGAAAACCATCATTGTTGATCCGCATATACATTGCCAACTCTTACCCGACGGAAGAGTTGAAGTGTTGGATTTAAACGCCCGATTTGAAACCACACGGAGGCGTGTTTTCCAAACTGCCAAAAATGCGGCGGCCAAATTGCGTATTGACCTTAAGGACGCGCTCGATTGCGAATTAGAAGCAGGCGAGAGCGGCGAATTTAAATGGAAAGGGCGGCCTTTTCCGCTCAATTCCGCTTTAAAAGAGTTGGAGGACGCAAAATGAAAACCGAAATCAAATTCCAAACCATCGGCACGCGGGCCGTTGTCTCAAAGAAAATCACCCCAGAGCAGGCCGCCGAAATCATGCAGAAAAACCCAAACTTTACTCAGGTTGACACGCCCGCCGGTTATTACCCAAGGCCCAAGCCATGACCCCCGAGCAACTCAACCGCGCCGCCTCCTCGATGGAGGCGGCGCTTGCCCGTCTCGACATCGAGCCCGGCGTCACTACGGCGGCCGAGCTGGCCGCCGACGACGCCGAAATCCTGCCCGCCCTGGTGGATGGCCAGCCGGTAATTACCCCCGAGCCGAACTACAACCAGGCGGATAGCCGCGAAAATTGAACCCCAACCAACCCACCCCATAAAAACTCAACCCGCGCCGGACGGCATCCGGCACCGAAACCATGGAAACCCTCAAACTCTACAACGCCTTGGCGCTGCTCACCGACACCGCAAAACTGGTCTTGAGCGACATTAAAAACCCAGACACCCTCGCCGCCAACCTCGCATACCTCGCCCAAGCCATGCGCGCCGCCGAGAAAATCCTTTTGAAACATCCCATCCCATTTAACCAATGACACCCGACATCGAACCACACGGCAACGCCAACAACCGCCACAACGCCCGCAACCCCGAGCTGGAAAACATGACCGCCAAAATCCAATTCTTCTGCTGGCCCGAAGAAAAGAGCGCCTGGATCCGCGCCGCCCACCCCCAACGCCTCAGCGCCTGGATCCGCCAACAACTCAACCAAGCCACCGGCCGACCAGAAGAACCCACCGACGAAGAACGCCGCCAAATCAAAATGTGACGCCAAAAACCCAAAAATCGAGCGTAACTTATTGAATGAAAACTTCTAACCACACTCAGAAGGTTAAACCCCACCCGTCCCCAAAGTTGTCCCCCTTTCCCATAACCCCATGATCACCAATAAAACAATGACTACCTACGGATCAGAAGGTTTGAGGTTCGACTCCTCATGGCTGCACTTCCTCTCCCTCTGCAAACCCGCTTCCAGCCTGCTTCTGCGGGCTTTCTCAGGTTTCCTGTTGCACGACCAGCATCGTCAGCATTGCTGTATTTTCGCGTCCCAGTTGACCCCAAAGTTGTCCCCGCTTAAGGTTGTCCCCGCGATATGAGACGGCATAACGAGGTTTCGGTTTATTGGCGGGAGGAGGCGGGGCGGCATCCGGCTTGGTATTACCGCGTGCAGATTGATGGCCAGCCCAAGAAGTTTTCCACGGGCGTGACGACTTACAGCGAAGCGGGGCGCAAGCAGGCGATGCGGGCGGCTGAGAAGCTGGCGGCGGCGCTGCGCTCGAAGGATGAGCACCAGCTTGCGGCGGTGGTGAAGCGGCCGGGCTATGCAAAGTGTGGGGAGGTGGCGGCGATTTACAAGGAGCATGGCCCCGAGAAATCGGCGACGAAAAGTTTGAGCCGGTTTGCGGCTTTTGTGCGCGAGGTGACGGGGCGGCAGGATTGGGAAGAGCAGAGCACGCACCAGGTGCTGACGGCAGCGGCGCTGCGAGGATGGATTGAGGTGCAGAAAAAGACCAAGACAAAGAAAAAAGGAGCGGAAGATGAATTGCGTTCGGAGAGCGGGATTCACACGGATGTTCAGACGATCAAGAGCATCGTGGCCCGCAAAAGATTTTACCTATTCAAGGATCTCAAGCTGCCAAATCTGGAGGAGTTCTGGAGCGTCGCGGGCGTTGCTGCTCCAGACCAGGCTTATGATCCGGTGGACCGTGAGGTGATGCGTGCTATGGATCGGGCGGCGCGGATCCCGCTGCGGCGTCAAAATAAGCGCGTATGGGCCATCTACTGGCTAATGCGCAAGGCTGGGCTGCGTAACAGTGAGGTGGAGGTTTTGGAGTGGAGCTGGGTTGAGTCCAAAGATAACCAAGTTCACATAGCCATGCTGCGGCGGGCAAATTGGAAATCCAAAAACAAAAAATACGGGCGCGTGCCGTTCAACCCCCGCCTTATGAGATTGATTCGCGCCGCGCTTGGAGATGAGGGCGATTTTGTGATCCCGAGGACAAGCGACGCGGACGCCTACAACCTCACGCATTACGATATTAACAAATTTGTGCGGCGGTTTATTCCCGACGGCAGCAAGGGGGCTTACAACCTGCGGAAAGAATTTGGCTCTGCCATTGTCGAGCGCAATGGGATCGAAACCGCTGCCAAGCTCCTGCGGGATAGCATCGCCGTGGTGGAGGCTCACTACTTCGGCCTGCTGGACCGCCCGAAGCCGCTGTAATTCCCCTCGGCGCTGGAAAAATCTGGCCGAGGGGGTGTGCAAAAATCACGGCCCGTCTGCTGCGACCATTTCGGCTTGGGTGGCGGCGTCGGCGGCTATGGCAGCTTCGTATTCTTGCTTGGCGCGGGTCTTGAGGTCGGGGCGGGCGAGGAGGATGCGGTATTTGGCGGCGGTGGCGGCTTTCTCCAAGGCGCGGGTCATTGCTTTGGCTTTGATGTCCCATGTGGCTTTGTCGTAGCGGGGATCGGAGAGGACGAATTTCTCCAGCGCGGCGATGCTGAGGGCTCCCATGTCTTTCTGCATGGCACTGATCTCTTCGGAGCTGAGGCGGACCTTGACGCCTTCGAGGGTGAACTCCGGTTTAACCTGGTTCGGGATGGCTCCGGCCTCGGCGGTGTATTTGTAAACCTTGCTCATCTCGGTGAGCGCAGGGCTGCCTTTGATGTAGGAGACCATCGAGGGATTGAAGAGGACATTGAAGAGCGTGTTGCTGTCCTTGGCCCAACGCTCGATGGGTTGGCCGGTGATGTCGTATTTCGGCGGGAGGGTTTGGCTTTGGCCGGGGAGTTGCGCCTTGAGTTCGTTGATGAATTGGCGAGCTGGGGAGCTGTCGCGGGTTTCGCGGACGGCGTTGTCGGTGAGTTGCATCCATTGCCGGGCGGCGGTGGGGATGAAGGTGCCGGGGGCGTCGGCGGCGGTTTTGAGGAGAGCGCCGGGGATGTTGTCGTAGCCGACATCGCGGGCGAATTGATTAAGGCCGGTGAGGAGGGGTTGCTCGACGAGGGAGTTCATGGCTCCGGTGGCGGCTCCGCCTGCGTAGGCGAGCCAGTTGAGGCCGGTGGCGGCGAGGCTTTGCTTCTTACCTGCGAGGATGTCTTGCTTGATGGCTTCTTGATTTTCGCGGGAGTAGGCACCCATGGCGACGCCAATGGAAAGAGGCTGCGCCCAATCGTAGCCGATTACCATGTCGTCGCGCTGCTGTTTCTGAGGGGTCCAGAAGTTGCCGGTCATGAGGGCTCGTTTGAGGGCGCTGGTGTTGAGTTTGTAGGACCCCCAGCCGGTGGCGCGGTTAAGGTTGCGTTTGTCTTCGTCTTTTGAGTCGCCGCCAGCGGAGATGATGCCGAGGTGGGCGAGCCAGTAGCCGGTGGCGACGAGGCCGGTGGTGCCGACGAGGGCGCGGGAGAAGGAGTCGGTAAAGGCTTTTTGGTCAAACTCGCGGGAGTTGGAGAGCATCGGCGCGAGGCTTTGGTAGGCGGTGTTGATGAATCCAAAGGGTGAAAATTCCACGGCGCGGGTGAGGATCGATCCGGGGACTTGGGTAAATTTCATCAGCAGGGAGCCGATGCCCCATCGTTGATTGAAATTGAGGACTCGGCGCAGGTTGCCGAGCGTGCGGCTGGCAAGATTGGGGTCTTGGTAAATAGCGCGGCCAGCATCCATGCGGGCGGCTGTGACCATATCTGGATCAGGGGCAAGCATAGGGGTGCCATTTGCTGCGGCAGCTTTCATGCGGGTGTCGAGGCTGGCTCGAAAGGCAGATTCGTAAAAGCCACGGTCTGAGATAGAGAGGACGAGGCCAAGAGTGGATTCCAGTTGGCGAAGGACGGGAGCGGTGAAGGTGGGGCCGCTAAGGGCGGAGATGTCGGAGGCGTTGTATTTGCCCGAGGATTGCAGGCGGCCGAGGCGGACCAGCGTATCGACGCCCTCGGCGATGCTTCCCATGCGGCCACGGCCTTCGGAGCGGGCGAAGTCGTAGCCTGCCTTGATGTCGCCTACTCCGGCTCCGAGACCCATGATGCGTTCACCGAGTGAAAGGCCGGTGCGGGTGCGCTCGCCGGTGCCCAGGGAAACCAAGGCATCCATAGGCACGGAGACGGTATCGGCAGCGAGGTCGGCCCCAGCCATGAGAGCGTTGCCAATGACATTTCGTATCGGCGTTTTTGGGTTCAGCAACATGCCAATGGTCTGGATGGTGTCCACTTTATCGAGGAAGCCTGGCGGCATGAAGTCGCGGTAAACGACATCGAGGGCTTCGGCGGCCTTGACGAGCTTGATGCGGGGGTCGGTGGCTTTCTCGTGCTGGGCGAGGATGCGGCGGACCTTGGCGCTGTGCTCGGCGCTCCAGTGCGGGATGCCAAGCATCTTGGCCATGCCTGCGTGGAGGCTGGCATCGGTGAGCTTGCCTTCGCGGTTGAGGCGAATGAGGGAGCCGAGCTTGGATTTATCCAGGCGGCGGTCGGAATCGGCGGTAGCGAGGAGGTCTTGGAGGACGGTGGCGCGGGTGTCCTGCGTGGTCTTGAGGAAGTCGCGGACGATGCTGCCTGCGATGCGGGCGGCTCCTTTGTCTGAAAGACCTTGGCCGGTGAGGATGGATGAGGTGGCGGCTTGGGCGGCCAGCGGCGTGGGTGCGCCGAGGATGGCTTCGCGGATGGCGATGTTGACCTGCACGGCATCGACTCCGGCGGGGAGCGAGGATTTGATGAGGTCTTTATTGCCGACGATGGCTGCGGTAGTGGAGTCGCGGCGGAGTTTGTCCACCTCGCCTTGCAACTGACCGGCCTCGGTGATCTTGGCTTGGATATCGGCCTTCTGCTTGTCGGTTTTGGCGGGCTTGGTGGCGGCGGCTTGAAGTTGGCTTTGAGCGAATAGCTCGATGCCTTGCGGCCCGAGGCGGCCAATCATCGAGAGGGCTTGGATGGCGCGGCCTTGGTCGGTGGCGCGAGTGGCCATCATGTTGGCGATGGAGGCGGCATCGGCATGGCGGCTTCGGTTTTGGAGTTGCGCCATAAGTTCCATGCCGGTGGCGTAATCCTCGGCGGTGGGCTGCCAGCCTTCGATGGCGGGCTTGCCCATGAGGTCGGTGAATGCGGTGTCGATGCTGCCTGCGGAGTCGATGCGGGCGCGGGCGTTGGCGAGGGTTTGGGCGTTCGAGACGGGATCGTAATCCAGCGAGGTGAGGCGGGATTTGACTTCGGGCGCAACGCCGGGGGCGGCTTGGAGGGATTGGCCGAACTTGCGGGGCTTGGGTCCAGTGCCAGGAGAAATGTTTACGCTGCCACGCTCGCGGGCTTGCGGCAGGTATTGCCCGCCGGAGACGGCTTGCCAGAGAGAAGAGAGCACATCGCGGATGGTTTCACCAAACTTCTGCACCATGCGCCCAGACCATGCGGCGAAATCCATGCCCGCTTGGTAGATGCTCTGGCCGAAATCCTGCACCACGCCGAAGTCGATATAGCCTGCCTCGCCTTTGCGCTTCATGTTCTCTGCCATGATTTCGGAAAACGGGCGGGGGGCGGTGGCGGCGGGGGTAGTCTCAGGAGATGGAAGAACCGCTGTCGGAGAAACAGATGCCCCCTCCCCGGTGATCAGGTCGGGTGATCCTGTTGGTTCAGGCGCTCCACTTGCGGCGGCTGGGGCCGTAGAGGTGTTCGGGGGAATAGGGGCGGCAAGTTTAGATTTGAATTGTTGTCCTTCTCTTTCATGCTGAAGAAGAAGTGTCGTTGTTTGATTTTGTCTGCCTAAAAATTCTGGATATTGAATTGAATCATATCCGGCCTTTTTGATGGCGTTTACCATTTTCGGTCCTTCTGAATCAAGAATCCTCCAGAATTCATCATAGCCGTATCTGGGGTCTACCCTATATTTTACACCAGCATTTTTAAGGATTCCATTTACTTGCTGTGAATCAAAGTATAATTCATTGTTGTTTTCTCCAGATGGAATTATAAGTGGTTTTGCTATTTGAACATCAACTTGCTCAACTTCTCCCTGCATATCTGCAAGGCTATATGCTGTATCTTCAGAAGATGTTAGGAATGTTCCAAGCGATTTACCTTCTTTAATGTCGCCGACCCTTCTTTCTGCACGCCACAAAGTAACTTGAGCAGGCGCAACCTCTGGCGCGGGAGCTTCTGCTGGTGCAGCATCGGGCGGGTTAACCTGTGGGTTAACTGCGGCAGGCGGGGCGAAGGTATCATTTGATACCTCGGGCGGCGGGGCGAAGGTCGAGCCGAAGGCTTCATCGAGGGCGGTTTGGTCGATGGGGATTTCGGGGGCGCGGACTTGGCCGAGGGTGCGCGGGGGTTGGCCGGTGGGGGCGGATGGTGCCGGGGAGGAAATGGGGGTGAAGTTTTGCGGGACTTCGGCGGGGGCTGCGGCTTGGCGTCCGGCGGCTATCTCGATGGCGGCGGGTCCGACTTCGCCGATGACTTCTCCGAAGACGGCCTTGGGGTTTACTGGGTCTCCGGCTGCGACGGATCCGGCTACCTCGCCTGCTCCTCCAAGCCCTCCTTGGATGACTCCTTCTGTGACGGCCAGGCGGACAGGGGTCTTGGCGGCGGCGCGGAAGACTGAGCCGACTCGCCCGGCGATGCCTGCGGAGAGGGCGTCGAAGGCGGCAACGGGAACGCCTCGCTTGAGGGCGGCATCCTTTGCCTCAGCCATGAGCGTTTCGTTGCTGAAAAATTTGGCGATGCTCTCGGGGTTTTTGGGATTCATCCCGGCGGTCTGCAACTCTTCGAGGATTTTGCTGCCGTATTCTGTGGCAAAGGAACCGGCGGCTGTGCCTCCGACCATGCCTGCGGTGAAGCCACCGCCTGCGCCGATGACATTACCCACGCCTGGCACAACCGATCCAGCGGCACCGGTCGCAAGCGCAGTAGTGGCACCTGTGGCAAGGCCGCTTGCGAGCGCAGGCCAGCTTCCAGCAAGACCCTCGGTGATGATATTTGCCGTAACCTCAAATGGATTTTTGGCAAAGGCTTTGGCGGCATCCCAGCCTTCGGCTTGCTGGTAGGCGGCGTAGCCTGGGGCCACACGGCGGGCGGCTTTATTGTATTCGATGCGGGCGATCTGCGAGGCGTCGTTCTCATCGAGACCATCGGTGGCCATGAGGGCTTGGCGGGCGGAGTCGAAAGCATTCTGCGCGGCGTTGGCTATGCCTTGGAGGGAGCCGACTTCTTTGGGAGATTCTTCGACGAGCATTTCGCCAGCGGCCATCGTCTGCATATTTGCAAGCTGCTTGGCAGCGGCGGCATTGGCCTGGGGGCTGACGGCCTGGGCGCGGCGGATGGTGACGGTGCCGTCGGCGTTCACCGGGGCGGCTCCGAGTTGGACCTTCTCGTATTCCGGAAGGCCGAGGATTTCGCCCATGGCAGTGGCTTGCTGGCGGCGCTGGCCTTCCTCGGGGTCGCGGTAATCGAGGACGCCGAGGGCATTGGCGAGGTCGGACTTGAGGACGGGGAGATTCTCGGCTGGGGTGGTGGCCTCGGCGACGGCTTGCTGGGTGGCGGCTTCGTTTGCCTGGATCACATCGAGGAGGGGATTGCCCTTCGGTAATGTCGGCGCAGCGGGCGCGTTGCCCCTGATGATGTCCATGAGGGGATTCCCCTTCGGTAGCGGCGCTGGCTCGGCAGGCGCTTCATTGGCGGCAACATCTTGCGGCGCGTCTTCCGTGAGGTCCATGCTATCCAACGCACCGACCAGATCGGATTGCGGATACGGCACCTCGACCTGCTCGGGCAGCGCGGTGTCTTGGTCGATAGCCAGCGCACCGGCGCGAGCCGACGAGCCAGAGGAACGGATGATGTCCAGAAGGGGGTTTAGAGCCATGGAATGCTATTATACTAAGGCCCCCAAAATCCTTGTTTAGCTTGTGGAAACACAGCATCGACGGCCCATTGACCAAAACCATTCAAAAGCCCGGCCTTGATCTGATCTTGCGTCGCACCTTGGGCAGCCGCGTCCCGTGCATAGGAGCGGATCGTCTCGGCGTTCATCTTGTCGGGCTGCGCTGCTTTAGCAGCGGCGGTCGCAGCGGCCTTGCCTGCGTAGGCGTTGCCGAGGGCAGTGTATTGCTCTCTTGCCAACTGCTGTTTCTGCATGTTTTCAAACTCAGCGGTGTGGGCCATGACTGCGCCGGACATTTTGTCGGGGTTGCCTTTGGTTTCTTCGAGAGCTTTAGCCAGAGAGGTTTTGAATTTCTCGCCTTGCTCTCCGTAGTTGTCGGAGAGGCTCATCATGGCTTGGCCGCTTGCCATGGATTGCTGCATCTTGGAGTTATCGGCCTGGTTCTTCTCGACGCGTTTATTCACCATGCCCATGACGGTGTTGAACGAGTCTGTTAAATTTTGTGAAAATTGAGCTGTGCCTTGCGCTTGTATAGCAGCGGCGTTTGCTGTGGCTTGGCCCAATATCTGGCCTGAGTTGTCGTTTACGGAGGGGTTGTATGGCATGGGTATTAGGCTGGGTTGAGTAGGTTGTGGGCGAGGGTGAGTGGAACGATGTCGAGGCAGGCACCGCTGGCGTTGTGCCAATCGCGGGCGGCTTGGCGGAGTGCTTCCCGCTGGGCGTGGGCATACCATTGCTGGTCGGTCCAGGCGTGCTCGGAGAGCCAGGCTTGCGCGGCGGTGGGGTCGGTGATGCCGAGGCGATGCCACATGCGGGTGCTGGCGGCGAAGATGTCTTCGGGCGTGGTGACGATGCCGAGGAGTTGCGCCAACTCGGAGACGAGGTGGAGGTCGGTGGCGAGGGTGCGGTCGGCTTCGCTGGTGAGATGGTGCTGGCGTTGGCCGTCGCTGATTGGCAGGTCGTTGGCGAGGAGGGCGAGGAAATAGGCGCTGTGCGTGTGCTGGGGCGTGTCGCACTGGAGGGGTGCGGCGACATGCTGGGCGTGGCGGATGGCTTCCTCGGCGTCGAGGGCTTTCTGGTCGCGGTAGTTCTCGCGGAGGAGGTCTGCCACGGGGCCGAGGGCTTGGCGTAGGCGGGGCCAACTGCGCTCGACATAGTAGATGCTGCGGGCTGTGGTGAGGATGCCTGCGAGATCGGCTGCGGGCAGGAGGCCGTCGGCGACGAGGCACTCGGCGGTGGCGCGGAGGTTGACGATTGGAATGGAGAGGGCGCGGTAGCCGTCTTCGGCATGGCCGTGAGCGAGGGCTACATCCGCATCGTCGGTGCAGGATTCGTCGGCATACCACCCGGCGATGATGCCGACTGGCTCGGCTCCGTAGCGGGCGCACTCGACGGCGCGGAGTGCGCCGAGGCTGCCTGCGCCGATGACGCGGCATCCCTGCTCGATGGCGAAGAGGATTTCCTTGTGCCAGGGGGCGAGGCTTTGGTGAAAGAGGCCGTCGATGAGGAGGATGGTATCTGGACCTTCAAGAGCGGCGGCGGCGATGTCGCCTTGCTGGGCCGGGGGGCGGAGGTCGGCATCGGCGGGGATATTTGCGGGGCGTGTGGGGCCGAGGAAGATTTTCATTTGACCCTCCTGGCGCGGTGGCCTGGTTGCGAGTAGTCGAAGGTGTAGCCTTCCAGCGTAGGGGTTATGATTCGCACGACGCTGCATGGGTAGTCGTGGGTGAACTCATAGACGAGTGGCTCGGGGATACCGGCAGCATCGAGGAGATCAAGGAGGGTGTCTATGTCTGCCTCAAAGGTGTCGCCGGATCGGTCGGGATGGGCGTTTGCGCTGGTGGTGGCGTGCTTGTAGAGGCGGGCGAGGATGGCGGAGGAGTCGGTGGCTTTGACCTTCTCGTAGCGGGCGTGGAGGAAGTCGTCGCGGCTTCCAGCGATCCATACGGCGCGGGCTTGGATGGTCTCGGTGAGAGCGCGGGCTTGGGCCACGGCTGGATCGAGGTGGGCGGCGTAGCCTTTATTGACTCCGCAGCCGCTCTCGCAGTCGATGAGATATGCTATGTAGGTGGGCAGGCCGATGTCGCTGGTGACATCAAGGAGCACAGGGGTGATGTCGGCGTCGCGCAGTGTGCGGACGAGGCGGGCTACGGTGGGGTCGGTGATGGTATCGAGATCGACACGGGGGAAATCTTGCAGCCTGTGCTGGGCGATGGCTGTGGCGTCTCGTTCGATGCACTCGTAGAGGCCACCGGCGACGGCTTCGGCGTAGGTGTTGCCGGAAGAGAGACCGTTGCTGGTGTAGGCAAATGGCAGGCTGGTAAGCGGGGCGGGGTCTGGACGGGCGATGAGGCGCACGGTGTCGGTAGGCACCATGCGGGCGGATCCACTTTGTAGGCCGCGCACCTCGGTCCATGGCATGAGGGCGTGGGGGTGAAAGACAGCTCCTTTGGAAAGCGGCAGGCGTGTCTCGGCTTTGTCGCCGAGCTGCGCTGCGGTGGCGAGGATGTGCCGAGGGCGGCTGGTCTCGCCGACATGGCGCTCAAAGCCTTCCATCATGGCCGAGCATTTTGCTGCGGCGGGGGTGGCTCCTTTGCCAGAATCCACGGCCAGCACTATGGCATCTGGCCGGATGCACTGGGCAACACAAATACCGATGCGGTCGAGCCCGGTGATCTCGGCGAGGCGGGTAATGCCTGCGGCGTGGAAATGCGGCCGCATGCGCTCCAGCGTTTGCTCTGGAGTGCAGGCGCGGTGGGCTCCTTCGAGTCGGATTTTTTCTGTTAGTTCCAAGACCATTGAAGGGTGCGGAGCGTGAGGCGGGCAATGAGGCGGCGAAGTGGCGTGGTGATGGCGGCGGCGATGGATTGGCCGTGCTGGCAGTAGAGGCGGATCGTGCGGTCGCTGGCATGGCGGAGCATGGCGCGGCGGTATTCCACCCAACGAGTAGTGGCCGTGCCGAAGGCGGCGCGGGCTACCCAGCAGGCGGCAGCGGCGGCTCCGATGACGGCGCTGGCTCCCATGGCTGCTCCATGGAGGCCCATGCCTGCGGCGTCGCGTGAGGCATCGGCTTGGATATTAGCAGATTTAAGGGCGGTCCTGTTGTTGTAGTAGCTGTTATACAAGCTGGCCTGCATGTTCGTGTTGGTGTTGTAGAGGTCGGAACCGTAGGTCATGGTGTTGCCGTAGCTCTGGCCGATCATCGAGGCGGCGTTGCCTTGGCTGGCTATGGGGATGTTGGATCCGAGGGCGCGTTGGTAGGGGTCGAGGGCGACATTGGCTTGGGCGAGGCCGAGATTGTTGGCGTATTGGTTTTGAGCGATGCCTGCTTGCTGGCCGTAGAGGCTGCCGAGCATGCTTTGCTGGCCCGAAAATTGGTTGAAGTTCTGGCTGGCGACTCCTTGCAGAAAATTTTGATTGGCGTAGTTAGCGTTGTAGTTGGCCGATTGGTTCGCCTGCTGCGCGGCGAGGTTTTGCGAGGAGTTGTATTGGGCGGCGTTGAGGTTGGCCGATTGGTTGGCGAGGTTGGCCTGCTGGGCGTAGCCTGCATCGGCCATGGCGGCCTGCTGCGCGTTGGAATTATCAGTGAGGTAGCCTTGTTGCCGGAGCTGGGCGTTGGTCTGGCCGAGCTGGAGGGCGGTGGCTTGGTTGGCGAGACCTGCCTGTTGAGCGTAGCCTGCGTTGGCGAGGTTGGCGGCTTGGCGGTTGGCTGCGTTGAATTGGTTCGTTTGAAATCCAACTTGCTGATTGGCGAGGGCGGCTTGAAGGCCGCCTTGTTGCTGAAACTCTGCGGCGCGGGCGTTGGCGGCTTGGTTGAGTTGAGAGGCTTGGAGCCCTGTGCTTTGGTTGGCAAGGGCGGCTTGCTGGGCAAGCTGGGCGTTGGCTTGGCCGGTGTTGTAAGCGGTCTGCTGGTTAGCCAAGGCTGCTTGCTGCTGAAGCTGGGCGTTGGTGAGGCCGAGTTGGAGGCCCGAGGATTGATTGGCGAGTCCTGCACGCAGGAAGGCGTCTTGGTTTGAGAGGCTTGCCTGCTGGCGGTTTTGCAGGTTGGCCAATGCCATGGCCTGCTGGTTGCTGGCGTTGTATTGGCCTTGTTGAAGGGCGGCCTGTTGGTTGGCAAGGTTGGCTTGCTGAGAAAATTGAGCGTCTTGGGAGTTGGCGCGGAAACTGAAATCTTGGTTGCTCAATCCGGCTTGCTGGGCGTAACCGGCGTTGGCGAGGACGCGCTGCTGGGCGTTTTGGTTGTCGGTGAGATTTGCCTGCTGGGCAAACTGCGCATTTTGCATGGCGCGGGCTTGAGCCACAGATTGGTTTGTGCTGTCGGCTTGGAGGGAGCGCCCTGCGTTGGCGTCCTGCCGCTGGGCGTAGGCTTGGTTGGCCGAGGTGCGGAGAGCCATGCCTTGGCCGAGGACATTGCCTGCAAAGGTGCGGCGTTCGTTTTCCCTGGCGGTGGCGAAACGGTCGCGGTTGAGAAGCTCGGCGGCCATGGCGGATTGGCCGAGGCCGAGGCCACGGGCGGATGATGCGGCACGGGAAGATTGGATGGCGTCGCGGCTTTGCTCGGCTGAGAGGGAGCGTCCGAGGGCGAGGTCGTTGCTGGCCTGGCCTTCGAGTTGGCCGAGGAGCCCATTGCCACGGGCTTCATTCATGAGGCCACGCTCGGCGGCACTGGCGCGGACATTCTGCGCTTGGATGTCTTGCACTCGGCGGACGCGGGCGGCTTCCATGGGGTCCACCGCTCCGACTTGTGTTCCACCGACACGCTCGATTGCGCCGGTGGTAGCGGCTTGGACATTATCAACGGCGTCCATTTGCGAGGCGTAGCCTTGGGCGGCGCGGACACGCTGGGCGCGGACATCATTGACTTGCCCAGCTTGGGCGGCTTGCACATCGGCAACTGGGCCCATCTGCGAGGACAGGATGCGTTGCGCCTGGACCTGATCGGCAGCATAGCCTGCTGGACCTTGGACATTTTGCACTTGGCCCATGCGAGCAGCTCGGGCTTGGGCTGCTTGAGCATCGGCCACGGGTCCGACTTGGGCGGTTTGCGTGTTGCCTATGTTGGCTACGCGAGAGCCGGTCACCTGATCGGCGGAGACATTCTGGGAGGAAAGTTGGTCGGGCCGGTAGAGCTGGCCGAGGGCCATCTGGTTTAGCCGGGCTTGGGCGGGGTCGTTGTAGGCGGCTACGCGGTCGGCAGTCTGGCCGACTTGGTTGTAGCTCTGGCCGAGCTGGGCGGCTGAGGTTCCGGCGTCGCGGATGTTTTGGTTGGCGGCGGCGGTGTAGGTGCTGTCTTGGAGGCGTTGCGCAATGTCGCCGGTGTTCTCGATGGCTTGGTCGCTCAAGCGGCCTGCGGTGTCCACGGTGGTGTTGGCTTGCGCCTGGGCGTTTGCTTGCGCATAGCCAGAGATGGCGGCCATTTCTTCGGAGAGGCTGCGCTGCTGTGGGGCTGGCGGGGCGCTCATGCCGCCCATGCCCATGCCGCCGGTGGACATTCCTCCGCCGGACATGGCGTTGGACATTGCTGACCCTGTTGACCCTGTTGACATGGCGTTGTTGCCGGACATGGCGTTGTTGCCCATGTTGTTGTCGGACATGGCTGCGCTCATCGCGGGAGCGCTCATCGCGCCACCGCCACCACCTCCGCCGGACATTCCCCCTCCTCCGCCGCTGTTGCTCATGTTCATTGCCATAGGATTAGTCCTTTTCTAAGAAGTGCTTGGCGTTTTCTGCGCCGTAGTTGAGGGTGATCTCTTCGCCTGCGGCGATGTCGCGCAGGGCGTAGTGCCGCATGAGTTCGTTTACCTGGTCGATCTCATGGCAGGCATTGGGGGTGTCGTGGTGGTTGTAGAGGGGAGCGAGGCCGAAGCCGATGATGCTGGTGGCGTCGTCGAGATAGTAGCTGTAGGTCTCACAGGCCGGGGCTTTGGCGAGTTGCTTCTTGGGCACGCAGGCGTAGGGGGCCTCCTCGAGCACTTCGTGCTTGGCGATGGGGGCGGTGGCGAATACTCCCCACCGGTGCAACGGGGAGCGGCGCACGGCGAGCTTGGTCGCGTGGTAGGGCTCGGGGCGGAGCATGGTGGGGGCGGGGGTCATTTGGCTTCGAGGGCAGCGACGCGGGCGGCGAGTTCTTGGACGGCGGCGACGAGTAGCGGGACGAGCTTGCTTTGGTCGATGCCTTGATGGATGGGTTTGCCGTCTGCATCCACGGCGTCCTTGGTGCCGGTGACGGCTTCGGGCACAACGGCTTGGGCTTCGTGGGCTAGGAAGCCATCGACTTTCGGTGCGGTAGGATGGCCAACCCACTTGAACCGGTGGACCGGCAAGGCCGACAAACGATCCAATGCGCCGGTTAGTTTTTCGAGGTCGGTTTTGAGCCGGTGGTCGGAGCCAGTGCTATAAATGACGCCAGTGTTAGTGCTGTTGGTTAAAATTCCGCCGATGTATTCAAATTCCGATGTATTTATATTGTATATTCCACTATTAGACCCAGGCGAAAAACCTGTTATAAGACCTATATGTATGGCGCCAAAATTATTACGAGCTACAATAGTATTGGGTAAATTACTGCTCGTGGCGGTGGTGCGGGCGTTTGCAAGAGTCCCGCTGGTAATGGCGTCGGCGGAATGCGTATGCGTGGCAGCGGCATAAGAGCCAGACGCTTGCTTGCCTGCCAACAGAGTATTCATCTCGGACTCTGTGTAATAGCGGTCGTCGTGCGTATGCGTGGTCGGAGTCCTCGCATCCGAGAGGCGGGAGTCGGTCGTGATGACGGCCGTTCCAGTGATGGCACTTGGCGCGATGCCTGTTGCAGGAGCATAGCTTCCAGACGCTTGCTTACCATCGAGCGCTGTTTGCAGGCCGGTCACATTGGCAATCGTGTGCGTGTGCGAGGAAGCAGCTTTCCCAGCCAGGTCGGTCGTGAGGTTTGCAACCGCAGATTGGGCGACTTTGTTGGCCGTTGATATGGTGGCGAGCTTCGTGTCGGCGATGGCGGCATTTGAGGCGATGTCGGCGTTGACGATGTTGGCGACGGTGGCGGCATCGACCATCTGGTGGAGGTTGGCAGGGGTGACGAGTTCGCCGTTTACGAATGTTTTGCCTTTAGTGAGAGTTGCCATGGTTAGTTGAGGGTGCGGGTTTCGGTGGGGTCGAGGGCGGAGCGGGTGGCTTCGGCGCTGATCTGGCGGAGGATGGGTCGGCCGCTTTGCGTGCGGAAACGGAGGTCGAGGCCGGTGGCTTTGCAGCGCAGGGGGGCTTTGAGCGTGTAGTCCTCCTCGTCGCCGGTGGTGTTCTCCAGGGCGGCGACTTGGAAGTCCGCGTCGTAGTCGGTCGTCACGGCATCCAGCGTGCAGGCGGAGGCGTCTGGCAGGAGCACGCTGGCTTTGGCTCGGGTGAGGCGCTTGGTATTGAGGCTCCCCCATCCGTAGCGGCGGGTAATGAGTTCGGAGGGGATTTCGGTGTAGAGCTCTTGCGCGTTGGCGTAGGGCACTTCGTCGCCGTAGTCCAGCTCATCGAGCAGGAAGAGCGTTCCGGCGCGGCTTGCTGCAAAGAGGCGGCGTTGGCTGGAGTAGGCGGCGACCAGAAGCTCGTCGAGATTGATCGCGTAGGTGTCGCGGCTTTCCCATTGCGAGTTGAGCGCGTTCCACAAGAAAAGGGTGTTGTTGCTTGTGACATTCTCGCCGATGGGCACGGCGAGGTAGTAGCGGTTGTTCCACCAACGGCCTACGGCGAGGTGCGCGTAGTCGCTGTTGATTTCGTCGATCTGGTCGGCGATGGGGTCCGAGAGCGGCTGGGTGTTGGCTCGGAGCTTGAGGTCGAGCTGGGTGTCGAGGCGGTAAACTCCGGCGTCCGAGAGGAAAAAGACAAATTGCCCAGCTGTTTGGATCGAGCGCCGCGCGACACAGCCGATCTCGTCGGTGAGAAGAGTTAGGCGGGAGACGGCGCTGTCCACCGTGAAGGTGTCGCCCGTCGCGTTGCTGGTGTCGGAGAGATTGGCGAGCCAGATGCTGTTCCGCATGAAGACGAGGGCCTGCCCCTCCACCCATGGGTGAATCGCCACCAGGTAGTCGTTCGAGCCTTGGTTGGCGCGGAAGGATTGGAAAAAAGGGTCGTAGAGGTCGGGGTCGAGAACATCCGAGATGGCCACGGTGTCGCGGCCATCGGGGATCCACAGGCGGTTATTGATGTAAGCCGCCCACCCCACAGAGCGCAGGGTCTTGAAGGTCACGCCTGCGGCAGGCACGCCCGAGGCGGCGCGTTGAAAGTCCATCGTCGAGCCATCCCACCACAGCGGGGCTTTGACGCGGCGGATTGCGATGTCGGCGGCGACATCCGGCAATGTGCCAGCGGGCACGGCGATGGTGAAGGCATTGGCCGTAGCGGTGAGGATGTCATACTCATGCCCTTGGAATGCCGCTTGGCTCCCCTCCTCTATCCGCACCCGCTGCCCGGCGGCGAGGCCATGGGCGGTGATGTGGACGGTGGCCGTAGTGCCAGAGACTGCGATGCCGCTGGCGGTGGTGTATTTCCAATCCCACGCTGGGAGCGTCATGTCAGCCTCGCGCAAGAGGTAGAAGCGGTTGAACGCTTGGATCGTCGAAACGCTGTCCGTTGGCTCGATGATCTCGTCGGCCGCTGTCCCAGTGGCGGGATAGTTGATCTCCTCAATAGGCTCATCCTGCCGGTAGAGAAACGCCGAGGTCGGCCCGCAGAGAACGATGTATTCATTTTCATCGTCGTAGTTCGGCGAGGAGAAAACGCCCGAGGCGAAGATGCCGCCCGAGTAGATCGTGCGCACGCGGGCATTGGCATCCAGCACAAATGGAAGAGTGAGAGGCTGCGTGCCTGCCGATATGCCATCACCCAGCCGCTTCGCGCCTTTGCGCGTCTGCGCCACGCCTCGGTCGAGGCGCATGTTTTCGCAATACTGCACCATGCCCGGCTGGAGTTGCAGCGGGTTGAGGCGGGAGGCCATGCCGAGGAATCCGGCATCGCCTTCGACTATGGTCTGATCGTCGGGCATCTACCTTCTATTCTGCGGAGGCTTGTCAAGTAGGCTGCGGATGGCGGCTACGCTTAGGCGCATGCGGTTGTTTGTGGAAAACAGGTCCTTGATCGCGCTGGCGGTTTTGTGCGGGTTGGCGAGGATTTTGTCTCGCACTTTTGGCAGCAAATCGTCGGGGATGCCGGGGATGGAGTCTGGGGTTTTGTCAGAAA